ATATCCGACGCTGTACGCCGTGGGCTCAGACTTAAGAAAGTAGAAGAAGAGATGGCTAAGTGCGAAGTGCGCTGCGCCAACTGCCACCGGAAGAAAACATACGAGCGAGGCGGCTGGGGACATCACGGTTGAATTTTGTTTTTGTTTTTCCCCCCACCCCATTTACAACGCCCCACACACGCTGCTACACAGCACCAACAACAACCCCGTATTAGCCTCCTACAAGCGGAGCTTGACTACATGCCTATTATAAAAGCCGAACCAAGCACGGAATATCCAGTGCCATTTGACCTGTCCGACGAGGACTTTGATACTTTCGCGGATAAACTAGCCTCTATAGGTAATACAGCTGAGTTGCTTGAGCAGTTAGGCGCCCCGGTAGAGTCCAATAAAGAGAACCTCGAAGAGGAAGCTGCGTTACTAGATGCGGCTATAAATAACCAAAAAGTCACCCCACTAACTCAGAGCCTGCCAGCTGCCCTTGGCGCTGCGGCTTTCTTACGTGCATATGGTCAAGGCCGGGCTGTCGATGCAGAGCGGGTGCGTCTCGCACTTACTAATAAGCTGCTTGAGATTGCCGACTGTGGGGACATTAAGTTTGAGCTAAAGGCTATTGAGCTGCTTGGTAAGCACTCAGATGTTGGACTATTCACCGAGCGTAGCGAGATAAACGTCAACTACAACTCCCCCGAAGCACTAGAGAGTGCCATTAAGGAGCGGGTCAAACGGTTACTAAATGCGGACATAATAGATGTGAAGCCGCTGGGTATGGACCTCGACGAAGAGTTAGGCATACTTGACGTAGATTTTGAGGAGTTAAACCTAGAGTGACGGTAGCAAACGTCTCCCTTAAAGATATCCATAAGATACTCCCCAAACTGACTACGGCGGAGCAGGAGCAGCTGCTCGCAGAGCTTGATAAGCTAGATAAGCTCAAGACGCGTGCCCTGTCACGCAAGCGGTTCCTCAAGTTCGTAGAAGAAGTCTGGCCTTCGTTTATTGCAGGACGGCATCACGCTAAGATGGCGGATGCGTTCGAGCGCGTGGCGCGCGGGGAGCTTAAGCGGCTGATAATCAACATGCCGCCTAGGCATCGGCTTGATATAAGAGAACAAATCCCCACTACGCAGGGGTGGAAAACTGTGGAAACCGTGGAAGTCGGGGATTATGTGTTCGCCCCGGACGGCGCACCTGTGCAGGTTACGGGTAAATCTGCGGAGTACGACGAGGAAATCTACGAAGTAACGACGAGCGACGGTCAAGTGGTTAGGTGTGATGCCACACACCTATGGACGGTGCGGTTTGGGTCAAACGACAGGCCGTATCAGACGCTCTCTACACAAGAAATACTTCATAAGTTGGAGACAGAGAGTTGGCGTAGGACGGGCAACCTCCCGATACTACCCCCGCAGGGGGCCGCTGAGTACCCACACAAGGATAACTTACCCCTAACGCCATACATGCTAGGTGTATGGCTTGGGGACGGCAGTTCCTACGATGCTACTGTCGGCTGCGGGTATAGTGACCAGTCCGCTATGCGCGCCCAAGTGGAGGCCGAGGGGTACAAAACCACGCACAATCCGAAATACCAGCAGTTCAATGTGCTTGGGTTGTACAAACCACTACGCGAGCAGGGTTTCCTGCGTAACAAACACATCCCCGAAGCTTATCTATGTGCGTCAATCCCACAGCGTATGGCGCTGCTTCAAGGGCTTATTGACACTGACGGCGACGTTACCGAGGAGGGGAAGGTGACCTTCAACAACAGCAATGAGCGGTTAATAGATGACGTGCTCTGCTTGTTGCACGGGTTGGGAGTGCAGGCGCGCAAGACACGCCGCCAGACAGGTTATAAAGGGAAGCCCAGCCAGCCGTCGTTCAGGGTTATGTTCAAGCTGGCGAACGCGGCGCGGCTACCCCGAAAAGCAGTCCGGTGCAGGGACAAACAGGGTAATTGGGGCCGCAGTATAGATATACGCAAAACAGCCGAGCGCGGAACAGTACAGTGTCTTGAAGTGGCCAATGAGGACGGGCTGTTCATGGCGGGACGCGGGTGGGTTGTAACACATAATACTAAGAGTGAGTTTGCCAGTTACTTACTCCCTGCATGGTTCTTGGGGCTTAACCCGGGTAAGAAAATCATCCAGTGTTCGCACACAGGTGAGTTGGCTGTAGGCTTTGGCCGTAAAGTGCGTAACTTGGTGGATACAGAGGTCTACCACGAGACGTTTCCTGACCTCAAGCTAGCCGCAGACAGCAAGGCGGCAGGTCGGTGGAACACATCGAAGGGTGGAGACTACTTCGCTATCGGTGTAGGCGGTGCTGTGACGGGTAAAGGTGCCGATGTGCTCATTATTGATGACCCGCATGCCTTGGAGGTTAGCACTCTTATACCCACGATGAAGGGCTTTGTTGAGCTTCAAGACTTGGCGGTAGGTGACTTTGTATTTGGCCCGGATGGAGAGCCAACCAAGGTGGTGGCCAAGTCTGCTGTGTACCACGAACGGCAGCTTTACGCGGTAGAGACGTACGATGGCGCTACTATATACGCAGATGCAGAGCATCTATGGAGGATTCGTACTTCTACGCGGGTAACTGACCCCTATCAGAATGTGCCGACGCGGGAGCTTCTAACTAAGCGGTCTAGTGCGTTTATGATACCCCGGCACTCTGCCGTGCAGTACGAAGTAGCTAATTTGCCAGTAGACCCTTGGGTACTTGGGGCGTGGCTTGGAGACGGTACTTCTTCGCTGGGGCGCATGACGGCGCACCCGGACGATGCGATATTCATGCGGGGCGAGTATAAACGTCGCGGCTACGAGACAACCGACCTTACAGACAAGTTCTCTTTCGGCGTTAAGGGGCTGCGAGCCGAGCTTATAGCGTTGGGCGTGCTAGATAATAAGCATATCCCGCAGGCGTATCTCACCGCGTCATTCCACCAGCGTATGGACTTGTTGTGCGGGCTAATCGACACCGATGGTAACGTGACTATCGGCGGGCAGTGTGTTTTCCATAATAAGGACGTGGCGCTTGTTGACCAAGTGGTCGAGCTATTGCACTCGTTAGGGCGGAAATGTAGGCGGCGCTCTTACCACACCAAGGGCAAATTCGGTGCGTGCCTGATGCATCGAGTGACTTTCAAACTAAAAGACTGCGCCTTGATGCCGCGCAAGCGGCATCGCACAAAGACTACGCACGACAAGCAGCACAGGTCTATAGTTGTAACCGACACGGGCCGCACTGGTTCGGTGCAGTGCATAACTGTTGAGCGCGAGGACGGTCTTTTTCTTGCGGGGCGGGGATATGTAGTCACCCATAACTCGGAGCAAGAGGCGGCGATAGCCGAGATAAATCCCGATATTTACGACAAGACGTACGAGTGGTATACATCTGGGCCTCGTCAGCGTCTCCAGCCGGGCGGTGCCATCGTCGTCGTAATGACACGTTGGTCTAAAAGGGACTTGACTGGGCAGATACTAAAGGATGCGGCTGCTAATGGCAGCTTAGATGAGTGGGAAGTCATTGAGTTTCCCGCTATTCTGCCTAGTGGCAATCCGTTGTGGCCTGAATTTTGGGACTTGGATGAGCTTGAGAAGGTAAAACGTGACGTCCCGAACTCCAAGTGGATGGCGCAGTACCAGCAGAACCCGGTTTCTGAGTCCGCGGCTATAGTTAAGCGTGAATGGTGGCAAGAATGGCCCCATGATGAGCCTCCGAACTGTGATTTTATCCTACAATCGTGGGATACTGCGTTCGAGAAGACCAGCCGTGCCGATTATTCAGCATGCACAACGTGGGGAGTGTTCTACCAGCCCGACGATAACGGAACTACTCAAGCTAATATCATCCTGCTCAACGCATTCCGGGACCGCATGGAGTTCCCGGAGCTAAAACGTGCCGCCATAGAAGAGTATAAGGAGTGGCAACCAGACGGCATCATTATCGAGAAGAAAGCAAGCGGTGCGCCACTTATATACGAGATGCGGGCTATGGGCATTCCGGTACAAGAGTTCACCCCGACGCGGGGTAACGACAAAATCTCGCGTCTAAACGGCGTAGCCGACATATTTGCCTCTGGTAGGGTCTGGGCGCCAGCCACTCGGTGGGCGGAAGAAGTCATTGATGAAGTTGCAGATTTCCCAGCAGGTCAGAACGATGACTATGTCGATACGGTCTCAATGGCCATGCACAGATTTAGGCGTGGGGGCTACGTGACTACTAACCTAGACGAGCCCGAAGATATCATGTACTTTAAGAGTCATAAACATCAGGGATATTACTAATGGTCAAGGCACTATTTCCTATCGGTAAAACTCAGTGGGCTAAATGGCGTCCTGAGCAGCAGATTGTGTTCAATGAGACGCGTGCAGTGGGTATATCGTTTGCCGAAGCTGTTGACTACGTCAACCGGCTAGAGCTGATTGAAGTAAATATCGCTCCCAAGAAGAAGAAGAAGAACATCTTTGATAGGATTGAGGACGTAGCCGAGGCCGTAGCACAAGTGGCAGAGGTAGCAGCGATGGTGTCGCCCGTAGTATCAATAGTAAGCACAGTCGTGAAAGCGACTAAAAAGAAAGTTAAGTAAATGGCCGTTGATAAATCAGTTAACCGAGCCCCACTGGGCCTAGACGCCACATCAAACACAGGCGTTATGCCGGGTGTAAACGTACCCCAAGAGGACCTTGAGGTTGAGATAGAACTTCCTGACGACGAGTTGGGCCTCGAAGAAACTGAAGAAGTTGAAGAAGATGAAGAGTTTAACGACAACCTCGCTGAACAGCTCGATGAAGGTGTGCTGACTGAGCTTGCTGGTGACCTCATCGGGGAGTTTGAAGAAGATATTAGCAGCCGTAAGGACTGGATACAGACGTACGTAGATGGCCTTGAGCTATTAGGTATGAAGGTAGAAGACCGTACGGAACCTTGGCCCGGCGCCTGTGGCGTCCACCACCCCCTACTAGCTGAAGCAGTAGTTAAGTTCCAAGCAGAGACTATGAGCGAGACGTTCCCGGCTCGTGGCCCTGTGCGCACACAAGTCATTGGTAAAGAAACCTCTGAGAAACGCGATGCCGCTGCTCGCGTCCAAGATGATATGAATTACCAGTTGACTGACGTGATGGTCGAGTATCGCCCTGAGCATGAGCGCATGCTGTGGGGCTTGGGCCTTGCAGGTAACGCGTTCAAGAAAGTGTATTATGACCCATCACTGGGTCGTCAAGTCGCCATGTATGTCCCAGCAGAGGATGTAGTTGTACCCTATGGCGCGTCCAGCTTGGAAGTCGCTGAACGCGTCACCCATGTAATGCGGAAGACCCCGAATGAGCTCAATAAGCTTCAAGCGTCGGGTTTTTACCGTGATGTAGACCTACCTGAACCATCTAATACTATGGATGAAGTTGAGCAGAAGATAGCTGAGCAGCTTGGTTTTCGTGCCGAGACTGATGACCGGTATAAGCTACTTGAGATGCACGTCGATATCGTTATCGAAGATGATAAGTATCGGGATAAGGAAGATGCAGATATCGCGCTTCCATACGTCATTACCATAGATAAAGAGACTACTACGGTCCTTGCTATCCGCCGGAACTGGAACCCAGATGATAAGAAAAAGCTTAAGCGCAATCACTTCGTACACTACTCGTACGTTCCGGGCTTTGGCTTCTATGCTTTTGGCCTTATTCACCTTATTGGTGCTTTCGCTAAATCTGGTACCAGTCTTATTCGTCAGCTTGTCGATGCTGGTACTCTATCTAACCTCCCGGGTGGTTTCAAAACTAAAGGCTTGCGGGTCAAAGGCGACGACACCCCCATAAGTCCAGCCGAGTGGCGCGACGTAGACGTCGCTTCAGGTACGATGCGTGATAACATCATGCCGTTGCCTTATAAGGAACCTTCACAGGTTCTTTACTCCCTCCTAGGGACGATTGTAGACGAAGGCCGTAGGTTTGCTGGTATGGCGGATATGAAAATATCCGATATGTCGTCACAGGCCCCTGTGGGCACCACGCTGGCTATTCTAGAACGCACTCTCAAGATGATGAGTGCCGTACAGGCCCGTGTCCACTATTCAATGAAGCGCGAGTTCCAGCTTCTTAAAGGCATCATCCGCGACTACACGCCAGACTCATACGACTACGAACCTGAAGAAGGTGGCCGTAAGGCCAAGCAGTCTGACTACGATATGGTCGAGGTTATTCCTGTATCGGACCCCAATGCTGCCACAATGGCGCAGAAGATTGTCCAGTATCAGGCTGTTATCCAGTTGGCACAGGGCGCGCCGCAAATCTACGACCTGCCCTACCTTCACCGTCAGATGCTTGAGGTGTTAGGTATCAAGAACGCGCAGAAGCTCGTCCCACTAAAAGATGGTGACGACATGAAGCCGCGTGACCCTGTGTCAGAAAATATGGATATTATTAACGGTAAACCTGTCAAGGCGTTTATCTATCAAGACCACGAGGCGCATATTATCGTGCACACGTCGGCTATGCAAGACCCTAAGATTATGCAGCTTCTCGGCCAGAACCCCAATGCGCAGGCTATGATGGGTTCAATGCAAGCACATATAGCCGAACACCTTGCCTTCGAGTACCGTAAGCAGGTTGAAGAGCAAGCTGGTGTACCGTTACCACCACCAGATGCAGAGATGGACCAAGATACCGAACTTGCCGTTTCACGTCTCGCAGCCCAAGCAGCTACACAGCTCCTCCAGAAGAACCAAGCCGAGGCAGCTCAGCAGCAGGCACAAGAGACTGCGCAAGACCCCATCGTCCAGATGCAGATGCAAGAACTGGAAATTAAGAAGGGCGAGCTAGAGCTTAAAAAGCAGAAGCTACAGGTTGATGCTGCTGAAAAGAACGACCGCCTTGAGATTGAGATGGCGCGTATCGAGTCTCAGGAAGAGATTGCGGGTATGAACATTGGGGCCAAGATGGCCACAGACCAAGCAAACCTATCAGCTAAAGAACAAGAAGCAGGGCTTCGTATGGGTGTAGAAATTGCCCGTGAAGCTGCGCGGACTGTAAAACCACAACAACCCGTTCCCGAAGAAGTTACACCTAAGGAGGAATAATGAGTGATGTTTTAAAACACCTATCAAAGAAGGTGCAGGATGAAATCGAAGTGATAAGCGCCGATTTAGCTCGTGGTACCGCTAAGGACCACGGCGACTATAAATACGCCTGCGGGATTATCCGCGGACTTATGATTACAAACGGTTTTATTGAGGAAATCGCACAAAGGATGGAACAAGACGATGATTGAGCAAGAGGACAATACTCTTCCGAATACCCCAGAACTATTTCTGGCTTCGGATGTAAACAACATTGAAGATGCAACAGTTCTACCTGATACCGATGAGAAGAAGGCACGCCAGCTTCCCGACCCGTCAGGCTACCGCATCTTGTGCGCGCTACCTGAAATTGAAGATAAGACGGCAGGTGGTATCTTCAAAGCGGACTCCACTAAGCACTACGAAGAACTCACAACCCCCGTGCTTATGGTAGTCAAGATGGGCCCAGATGCATTTAAGGATGAGAAACGTTTCCCATCCGGTCCTTGGTGCCAAGAAGGCGACTTTATTCTAACCCGCCCGATGGCAGGTAGCCGTGTGAAGATACATGGCCGTGAGTTCCGCATTATCAACGATGATAGCGTAGAAGGTGTTGTGGAAGACCCCCGGGGAATTTCCCGCGCTTAACGGGCGTAACCCGTACATAGGAGAATAAACATGAACACAGAAAAAGATGATTTCACTTTTGAAATCGAAGACGATACCCCCGTTTCCGAAGTTGAAGCCCAAGGGCCAGATATTGAAATAGAAGACGATACTCCAGAAGCCGACCGTGGCCGCGAGCCTATGCCGAAGGAATTGGTAGAGGAACTTGAAGCTGACGAGCTTGGCGAGTATTCCGAGAAGGTAAAGACACGCCTTAAGCAAATGAAGAAAGTCTGGCACGATGAACGCCGCGAAAAGGAGCGTGAAGTTCGTGAAAAGACAGAAGCTCTTTCAGCTGCACAGCGTCTACTTGAAGAAAACCGTAGGTTAAAAAGCACACTCGCACAGGGCGAGCAGTCCCTTATGGGTAGCTATAAACAAACGGTAGAGTATGAAGCTGCATCAGCTAAGCGTGAGTATCGTGACGCGTATGAAGCTGGGGATACTGACCGTGTGCTTGACGCGCAGGAGAAGCTTGTGGCGGTTAACTACCGCATGCAGCAAATAAATAATTATCGTCCTACTATACAAGAGGAATATAATGAGGTAGAAATACCACAACAGCAGGTACAAGTTCCGCAACCTGACCAGAAAACTACTGCGTGGCAAGAGCGCAATACGTGGTATGGTACAGACCCGGAAATGACTGCATCTGCGCTTGGGCTTCATCAGAAGCTCATAAATGAACGTGGCCAGCAATACGCAGGCACCGACGAATATTGGGGCGTTGTAGACAAAACTATGCGCCGTCGCTTCTCCGATTACTTCGGAGATGAAGTGGAAACTGGTGAACCAAAGCCCACCACACGTGAAAAGGCGTCTTCAGTCGTCGCTCCAGCTTCTCGTACACGGTCCCCCAGAAAGGTCGTGCTAAGGCAGTCTCAATTGGTAATTGCTAAAAAACTGGGTCTAACCCCTGAGCAGTACGCCCGTGAACTTATGAAGATGGAGAACTAAGATGAGTGATAATATTATTGACGCCCTCGAAGGTAAAACGAGCTCAGCTCGCGAACCCCGTGAAACTCGTGTAGAAGCCGAACGTCCTAAAGTGTGGCAACCTGCCTCATCACTGCCGGAGCCAGATAAACAACCGGGATATGTGTACCGTTGGGTACGCGTAAGCTCAATGGGTCAGAAAGACCCGCGCAACATCTCGTCCAAATTACGAGAGGGTTGGGAGCCAGTCAATATCAATGAACAACCTAAGTTTCAGATGATGGTAGACCCGGATAGCCGCTTTAAAGACAACATCGAAGTCGCAGGACTGTTATTATGTAAAGCGCCTACGGAATTGATGCAGCAGCGAAAGGCATACTTCGCTAGTAAAAATCAGGACCAGATGGACTCAGTAGATAATAACTTCATGCGCGAAAACGACGCTCGGATGCCCCTCTTTAGGGAGAAACGGTCTTCGACGTCATTTGGTAAAGGTAAATAGCTAAAGGAGCTATAGAATGACTTATCCTAGTGTTGACGGCCCTTACGGGCTTATCCCTCAAAATCTGATTGGTGGTCAGGTATTCGCAGGTTCCACCCGTCAAATCCCAGTAGTTTCCGCCTACGGCACCGCCATTTTCTTTGGTGACGTCGTTAAGTTGGTAGCCACTGGTACTGTAGAAAAAGATACTGGCACTACAACTGCTACGCCTGTAGGTGTGTTTTTGGGTTGCTCGTACACTGACCCAGTGTTCGGCAAAACTTTCCGTCAGTCGCTACCAGCAGGCACTGCTGCTACCGATATTGTGGCTTATGTATCCGATGACCCGGATACTCTGTACAAAGTTGCTGTGGTTTCGGGTACTACTGTTATTGGTAGTGTCGCCCGCACGGCTGTTGGTAACAACACCTCGCTGGTCCAGAATGCTGGTAACGCCGCCAATGGTAACTCACGCGTAGCTGTAAGCGCCACTACGGCAACTACAAACACGCTTCCGGTTCGCATCATTGATGTTGTACCTGAGACCTCACCTGCTGGTAACCCCTCCGCATTTACAGAGGTTATTGTCAAGTGGAACGCTGGTATGCACCAGTATAACAACGCAACTGGCGTATAAGGAGACTGAATAATGGCAATTTCACGCGCACAACTTCTCAAAGAACTGCTGCCGGGTCTGAACGCTTTGTTCGGTCTTGAGTATGCCCGTTATGGCGAAGAGCATAAGGAAATCTACGACACGGAAACTTCGGAACGTTCGTTCGAGGAAGAGACCAAGTTGTCAGGCTTCTCGGCTGCTCCAGTCAAGAACGAAGGTTCGGCTATCTCGTATGATAATGGTCAGGAAGTATTCACCGCTCGCTACAACCACGAAACGATTGCCCTTGGGTTCTCGCTGACGGAAGAAGCGATTGAGGATAACTTGTACGACTCCCTGTCGTCGCGGTACACCAAGGCATTGGCTCGCGCCATGTCGTACACCAAGCAGACTAAAGCTGCTGCGGTCCTGAACAACGGCTTCGACACCGATTATCCCGGTGGTGATGGCCAACCATTGTTCTCGGCTTCGCATCCGCTAGTATCTGGTGGTACGAACTCGAACATCCCAAGCACTCCTGCTGATTTGAACGAAACGTCGCTTGAAGCGGCTGTAATTCAGATTGCAGCGTATACGGATGAACGTGGCCTGCTTATCGCGGCGAAACCGTGTAAGCTTATCATACCGCCAAGCCTGATGTTTGTTGCTACTCGCTTACTCGAAACCGAGCTTCGCGTTGGCACTGCCGATAACGACCTTAACGCATTGAAGTCAAATGGCTCTATCCCAGAAGGATATGCTGTAAACCACTTCTTGACCGACACCGACGCGTGGTTCTTGACCACCGACGTGCCAAACGGTCTGAAGCACTTTGTTCGTACGCCAATGGCGACGGGCATGGACGGTGACTTCGATACTGGTAACGTTCGTTACAAGGCTCGTGAGCGTTATAGCTTCGGCTACTCTGACGCACTCGGCATCTACGGCAGCGAAGGCGCAGCGTAAAGAACTCCTAGGCCCAGCCTAAGGGAACGGGGGGAAGGGAAGAGTGAAATACCTCTTCCCTTCTTTTTATCTGTCCTCAGTCCTAGGACAGCGGACAGCGGAGTAGTCCTAATATGCCATATAAAATAGACTACTGTGGGATTTATAAAATAGTAAATACAGCTACAGGCCAATGCTATGTCGGGCAGTCTAAGAGGGTTAAGAAACGTATTAAGGAGCATTTTCGCTTGCTTCGCCTTAACAAGCATACAAACCCCCACTTACAAAACGCATATAACAAATATGGTATTGATAATTTCTACGCCGCTATGGAAGTTGAGTGCGATAACTTTGAAGAGTTAGATGCGCTTGAGAACGCGTTTATAGCGGGGGATGCGTGGTTTGAAGAGCCTACAGTGTACAACATAGCCGACTTCGCTAAAGCCCCAATGCACGGGAAAACTCACAGTGAAGCAGTGCGGGAGAAAATACGGTTAGGCCGTAATGCGAGCACGTTCGACTACAAATCACCCGAGTATCGCGCTAACCTCTCAAAAGCGCAAGTGGCACGAGCTTTGTCGGACCCTAAATTCGTTGACAAGGTTAGGTATATCCTAGAATATGCAGACTTGTCTTACGCGGAACGAGCGCGGGGGCTCAACATTGATACAAGCTCCGTACGTAAAATTGCTTTAAAGTACGCCCATATGAAAGGCACAATATAATGGCTCAAACTCGGTTTTCTGGTCCAGTAGTATCGGACAATGGTTTTATCGGCACTATAACTGGTAACGTATCAGGTCGTGTAACCCTCCCAAGCTCCACCGTTGCAGGCGTACCCGCCGCCGCTGGTAATACTGGCGCACTCATCTACGTATCGAACGGCGCTGCTGGCGATGCTGTAGTTGCCTTTTCAAACGGTACTAACTGGCTTCGTGTAGATACACTTGTTGCTATCAGCGCTAGCTAATCGGTACTAACCTTTAAGAAGGAGAATACCGATGACTATGCAAAGTGACGTCAAGGTAACCAAACCTCTGACTACTACAGGTGTGTTCAAAACCCAATCGAATGCAGACTTTACGTTTCGCGGACGCGTTAAGGGTATATATATCCAGAACGGCGCTTCTGCGGGTTCGGTTATTGTGGCAGACGGGCAAGGTGGAAACGTACTGTTTACCATTAATACGCCCACCGCTTCTGACTCGGGTGACTTATACATCCCAGTCCCGGACCAAGGTATCCTAGCTGAAATTGGCCTATACGGTACGGTAACTAACGCCGCGTCTATTACTATTTTCTACGGTTAAACAGTAGTGCAGGAAGGTATGGTGTAATGAACTTAGGGAAGATAATTAAAGCTGGTATGATAGGTGGCCTTGCAGGCGCTGCGGCTAAAGCTGGCGGCGTTGGCACTAATGATTTAGCGCGTAACGGCTATTTCGGCCTCTCTGGTCTGATGCTTGCTAAGAAAAAGAAGCGAGCGACTGAAGCTACCCAAGTAGGCCAGCGGGGCGCTGGTGATATTATGGCGGGCCGCCCGGGTTCACCTACAGACCGTGGCGAGAACACCAGAGAGTTTAAAAAAGGCGGCAAGGTCAAGAAGAAGCCAATGGTTGCTAAGAAGATGGCCGCAGGTGGTTCTACTGCCTCTAAGCGCGCTGACGGCTGCGCAACCAAGGGCAAAACCAAGGGGCGGTTCATCTAATG